AATGTTAGATTCTTCTATGTATGCTCTTAAGTCATTATAGACCTCTATAGTCCCTTCGGTGTCAATATCGTCCTCAGTGTCCACACTGGTCATAAGGTCTTTACGTTCACTGACGGGATAAGTAGGTGCATAGGTTTCCTTAAAACATTTGTTACACAAGTCAAGATAATTGTGTGTCTGTTTTACCCTCCTGGTGGCTTCAAAGTCTGTCAATAGTTTATCGCAACATCTGCAATGCATTAGTTTTCTCCTTTGATCTTACGGATACGCTTAGGTTTTAAGGCCTTTCGGATAGCGTATTCTGCTCTATCAATCTTCAATGGTTCATAACTCACGTATTTTGGATACCCGTTATGTTCAAAATAAAAACTGTGAATTGCTTCTAAGGCCATTCTCAGTGCTTCTTGGACTGATTCATCTTTGGTCATTGTTAAATTCCTTGATTTAAGCTGTTTTTAGGTGTTTAGGCTACCCTGGTATCAACCTAGGTAAAATAATCGCTCTGAGAGCCTTCTAGAGGCCTTCCTGAGCCTATTCTAGTGGTCGGTCAGGCATTACAATGAGAGACTTAGTGATTTTCTTCTTCACATAGTCCTCACGGAAGCACACAAACTCATCTGTCCCCAATTTAGCAACATAAGCGTCTGCGTGCTTGGTTGGATAACATCGGGACTGTGCTCCCTGGTGTTCTAGGTCAAATTGATGCTCTGCAAGCTTATAGCCCACAAAACCAGAGACAATTATGCCTGCTAAGGACATAAAAAACCACCATGTGCGTTCATTCTGGAACATCTTTGCTCTCCTTGTAAGCTTCCAAAATCAGATTTAACGTGCTTTGACGCATCAAAGGCATAATATCAACATTCCCAATGTATACCGCTTCGATGTATGGTTCTGTGGTCTCATATTCTCTATGAATTGCTCGATTCCATCGAATTACGTAGTCAAAGGCAATGGTTACCTCCAATGGAGTGCTCATGTCTGGATATGTGTATTCAAAGATTTCAGGTTTCATGTTTACACCTTTGATTGGTCAAAACAGAATGAGTATCCACGACCGTCAGCAGAATCCCCGTACCGCATACCATCAAGAGTCCAATCTAGCTTGTTCTTGGTTACCAAGGCTTTGACAGCCTCAAAGTGTACGTTAACACCATCCAAGGCGTGATTGTAGGGAACCGTTGCAGTGAATCCCTTAATATCTCCCCAACCTGCGGTGTAAGCCTTGATACGTGCTCCGCGAGTGTTAGAAGGTCCAATGTATTTTGTGTGAATGGCGATCATGGTATCAATCCTTGATAAGTTGAATCGGTGCAACAGTGCACCCGATAGCCCACAGTATAGGCTATCAGTTGACCTGTCAGACAAATAATACATCAAACCACGCCAGAGCACACATTGTCAGGCAGAGGCCTATAGCGATTGCGAGTGCGTAGTCGATGATTGATGATTTCATGGTGTATCCTTGTGTGTTGATGGTTTTAATGTAAGGCAGGTTCTGAGGCCTGCCTATAGGTGTTTACCCTAATGCTTCGATGTGCCACTGTTTGCGGCTAATTATGCGCATGTCGTCATTGATAAGACTAGCCCACGCCTGCCTTGCTTGCTCTTTTGTCTTGTATGACGCTATCGTCATCCAGCCATTGATTGTCATCATTTTATTAGGCGACTTACGTTGAACATAGAACATGGTGTTTACTCTGGTTGCGTTGTTGATGATTGTATTATGCCTACGTTTTTCAAATAATCTATTAGGATAAACCCTAGGTTTTACATCTTTTTTGTGGTCTCCCAGGATACTGTATAGGTATACAGTAGTGATGCGTTTCACGTGGAACATCATTCAAGTACCCTCAAGGTTACCTCAAGAGGCACCTACACTGCTCCTCACACGCTACCTATAGTGTGTCCTCACTAACATGAGACACTACCTATAGTGTGTTAGTGCTCACTTCGGAGAAATGCTTTAGGTATAAACTATATGTGTACTTACTATCGTGATGCTAGTGAGTACTCACATAGGGGGGGAGGGCCTGCTTGAGTGTGAATACTTTTGCGGATACCGCTAAAGCACACAAAAAAGAATTAATTAGGGACAGAAGAGAACTAAGACAATATCACGTAAGTTATTGAAAAATAAAGACAAATAACAAAAGTTAAGTACTTTTAAGATAAATTAGAAAGGGAACTCTAAAGTGGCAGATGTGCACCTTAGAAAGGGACTTATAAGTGAAGCCTTATTCTGTAAAAGACATAAATCTTTAAGTATTTGTCATTAAATGCTTGACAAGTACACAAAAGTATGATAGTATTCCTCTATAGTATACTTAGAAGTAAACATAAATGTATTATTAAACATTAATGTATATATAACTATATAAGTATAATAATACATTAATGTATATACTTATAATTTATTATATACATTTATGTATTACATAAAAGTATAGTAGGGCTCTTAAATTTATTTGTGTCCCAAAGGATAAACACAATGGATGTCGAAACTAAGGAAGATTTGTCTACCAAAAAAGTAGGGTCTAAGGGTGGTCGTATTGGTAGACCCAAGAAGTCAGATATTGTCTCCAAGAAAAAAGGTAATCGTGGGCTGGTTGGTCGTCCCGCCGGGGATGCGGCAAGGATTAATGAATTTAAGGCAAGGTTGCTTGGAACCACCGGAGATAAGGTTATAACCAAGATTATTGAAATTGCCATGAATGATGAGCATCCAGGTCAAATGGCTGCTTTAAAGTTTGCAGGTGAGCGTATTCTGCCTATATCAGCTTTTGAGGCTGCTAAACAAGGAGGTAGTACTCCTACCATTCAGATTAATGTTTCGAGCCTTGTAGGGGCTTCTAGCAGCCTTCCTGAGCCTGTTGTGGTGATAGATGATGTCGTAGATGTGGAAGTTAAAGAAAAATGACTGAACTTAACTTCCAACTTTTGAGGTGGCAACAAGAAGTATTTGGATCAAAGAAACGATTCAAAGTAGTGGCAGCAGGTCGTCGATGTGGTAAATCCAGGCTGTCTGCTGTTTCCTTGTTGATTGAGGGATTGAATTGTCCAGAGGGTTCGGCAGTGATGTATATTGCTCCAACGCTTGGACAGGCTAGGTCAATTATTTGGGACTTGCTCCATGAGCTAGGTAGGCCAGTGATTAAGTCTAGTCATGTAAACAACCTGGAGATCACGCTCGTTAATGGTAAGAAGATACTTGTGCGTGGGGCTGATAATCCAGACTCATTGCGTGGTATGTCTCTGACGTATGTGGTCTTGGACGAGTGTGCGTTTATTAAGCAAGATGTTTGGGAAAAGATTATCCGAGCTTCTTTGTCTGACAAAAAAGGTAGAGCCTTGTTCATTTCAACTCCTTCTGGGAGGAACTGGTTCTACGATGTGTTTAAGTTAGGTCAAGAAGAAGATGAGGAGTGGAAAAGCTGGCATTTCACCACCAAGGACAATGAAACCATTGATCCAAAGGAGATTGAAGCCGCTCAGAAGACTCTCAGTTCTTTTGCATTCAAGCAGGAATACTTGAGTTCCTTCGATACTGCAGGAGCTGACGTATTCAAGGAAGAGTGGTTCAAGGAAGCAAAAGAGCCTCAGTTTGGGGCTTATTACGTTGCTGTGGACTTGGCTGGATTTGAAGATGTAGCCAAGAATGCAGGAGCATCCAAGAAAAAGCTTGATGAGACTGCTATTGCTATTGTTAAGTTATTGGATAACGGTGATTGGTGGGTTCATAGCATTGAGCATGGTAGATGGGACATTAGACAGACTGCTGTCAATATTCTGAAGACTATCAGGGACTTTCAACCCAGTGCTATCGGTATTGAGCGAGGAGCATTGAAAAATGCTGTCTTACCTTATTTAAACGACTTGATGAGGAAGAATAACATCTATGCCCATATACATGATCTTACTCACGGTAACAAAAAGAAGGTGGATCGAGTTATCTGGTCACTACAGGGACGCTTGGAGCATGGTCGAATCACGTTCAATGAGAATGAAGATTGGACTGAGTTTAGGGATCAACTCATCATGTTCCCTACCTCTGGTGTGCATGATGACCTAGTGGATGCTTTGAGTTATGTGGATCAGCTTGCGGTTGCTAACTACAACGCTGATTATGAGGAAGATGAGTTTGAAGTTCTTGACCCTATAAGCGGGTATTAAGGAAACACAATGGCAGACGGTTTATTTAGCGGTATTCTACCCTATCTGTATAGTAAGTCTAATAAACTGAAAAAAACAGTTAAAGAATTAATTGATAATCCTTTGGGTGTTCTTGAGCAAAGCGCTAGTTTTGCTAATGATCGTGCTAAAATTTTAAATGATTTAACTAAAGAATCCACCAATGAAGTTAAAACAGGTGAATATAAAGCAACTAAAGAATTACTAGCTTTATTAGCAAGTGGATATAATCCTGCTGGAATTGTTATCGGACCTGCATCAAGAACATGGAATAAAGCAATGGCTGATAAGTTTCTTGAACTAGAAAAAAAAGGACTAAATTCTGCTGAACTTTGGAAAGTTACAGGTACGTTTAGAAGTCCTGAAGGAGCTTTAAAACAAGAACTTCCTGATAACCTTATGAAATTACGGACTACTTTTGACGCTTCGTTACCTTCTAAAGCTAACGAATATAAAGGCGGAATTGAAGGGCCAATTGGTGGAATGGTAGAGCATTCTGATTTATTTAAAGCCTATCCAGATTTGTTAACAAATACTCGTTATACAGTAACAAAACAACCTGGCTGGCTTCCTGAAAGCGCCGAAACTGCACAATACTCTAAAACATTTGGTGGAAAAGAAAAAATAAGCACTAATACAAAAACTGAAGAAGAGGCGTTAAATAAATTAGTTCATGAGCTGCAACACGCAATTCAATCAAGAGAAAAAGGATGGCAAGGAGGAGGACTAGAAACTCAATTTAAAGACACACCTTCTATGTCTGCTTTTGAACAATATCGTCGATTAGCTGGTGAAGCTGAAGCTAGGGCTGTTGCTGCTCGGAGAACAATGACCCCTGAACAAAGAGCAAATACTCTTCCAACGGCCTCTTATGATGTGCCTTTAGAAGAATTGATTTATAGAGATCCTTTTAAAAAATAAGGAAACACAATGGAAGAAAATGAATACGAAGGCTACGAGGAACCTACCGAAGAAGAAAACGGTCTGGTAGATTTTGTGATCGAGCATACCAACCGTTGGCGTGACTACCGTGACACTAACTTCCTAGCTGACTGGGATGAGTACGAGCGTATCTTCCGTGGTCGCTGGAGTGCTCTTGATAAGACGAAAGAGACTGAGCGTAGCCGTATCGTGTCTCCTGCAACGCAGCAGGCCATTGAGACTCGTCATGCTGAGATCATGGAAGCTATCTTTGGTCAAGGCGAGTTCTTTGACATCAAAGATGACATCATGGATGTGAATGGTAATCCTCTTGATGTTGAAGACATTAAACTGAAGCTGAATGAAGACTTTAAACAAGACAAGATTATCAAAGCTGTGGATGCCATTGAACTAATGGCTGAAATCTACGGTACTGGTATTGGTGAAATTCTGGTAAAAGAAGTTATTGCTTATCGTCCAGCTACTAAGCCTATCCCTGGCGTGGCAGGTACTGCAGCTATCGGCGTTGAGGAATACAGCCGTATCAGTGTTCCTTTGAAGCCAGTGAATCCCCGTAACTTTTTGATTGATCCTAACGCTGATAGCATTGAAGAGGCACTTGGGGTGGCCATTGAGAAGTATGTCTCCATCCACAAAGTGGTTCAGAACATGGAGAATGGAACCTATAAAAAGGTTGATATTGGTTCAGATTATGGTTCACAAGAGCTGGAACCTACGCAAGATGAGACTCAATACCAAGATGATAAGGTCAAGTTGCTGACTTATTATGGCCTGGTTCCCCGTGAGTATCTTGAAGGTATGGAAGAAGGTGAGTTTGAGGACTTGTTCCCTGAAGGCTCACAAGCTGAAGATTATGCTGATTTGGTGGAAGCCATTGTGGTTATCGCTAATGATGGAATATTGCTTAAAGCTGAAGCAAGTCCATACATGATGAAAGATCGTCCTGTGGTGGCGTATCAAGACGATACGGTTCCTGGCCGCTTCTGGGGTCGTGGAACGGCTGAGAAGGCATTCAATATGCAAAAAGCTATTGATAGCCAGTATCGCGCTCAGTTGGACGCTATGGCACTGACCACGGCTCCTATGATTGCCATGGATGCTACTCGCTTGCCTCGTGGAGCTAAGTTTGAGGTTCGTCCTGGTAAGGCTATTCTTACCAACGGTGCTCCGTCTGAGATTCTGATGCCTTTTAGCTTCGGTCAAACTAACGGTGCTAATGCCGCTGCAGCTCAGAACTTTGAACGTATGCTGCTGCAAGCTACGGGTACGGTGGATGCTGCTGGATTGCCTTCTAATGTGCCCCGTGATGCCGGTGCTAGCGGTATGAGCATGGTTTTGGCTGGAATTATCAAGAAATACAAGCGTACCTTGAGTAATTTCCAGGAAGATTTTCTGATTCCGTTTATCAAGAAGGCTGCATTCCGTTATATGCAGTTCGATCCTGAGCGTTATCCGTCTGTGGATATGGAATTTGTTCCTACTGGTGTGTTGGGAATTATGGCTCGTGAATATGAGCAGCAGCAGTTGATTGGATTGCTTCAAACCCTTGGACCCGATACTCCTGTGCTTCCGATTATCTTGAAAGGTATCTTGGCTAACAGTTCCTTGTCCAACCGAGGAGAACTGTTGCAGGCTTTGGACCAGATGAGTCAACCTAATCCCCAGGCTCAACAAGCTGCTATGCAACAGCAACAGCTCCAGCAGGCTCTTACGCAGGCTCAGGTGCAGGAAACCTCTGCTAAGGCTGCTAAAGAGCAGGCAGAGGCTCAAAAGACCATGATTGAGGCTCAGATGATCCCTGAAAAGCATCGAGTTGATGTTATTCAGGCTGCTGCAACGAACCTAGATAACGGCAATGACTTTGAAAAACGCCTAAAACTGGCTGACGTGATGCTAAAAGAGAAGCAAGTTAATCTAAAAGCAGCAGATATTGCCTCAAATGAGCGTATTGCTACGCTTCAAATGATGAATAGATCAAAAAAGGCTTGACAAAGTACTACTTTTTAGTGTAAGCTACGTTATTATTAACTAAATGGTTCTCCTTATGGATAAAGAACTGACGATTTATTACGAAGAAACATTTTCAATGATGTCCACCAAAGGGTGGGCAATGTTGATTGAAGATTTCCAGAAATTGAAGGCTAGTTTAAACGATTTATCTACTGTCGCGGACACACAAGATCTTTATTTCCGTAAAGGACAGTTAGATATTCTTAATCTGGTTCTCCAACGTAAGGAAGCGTGTGAGAAGGTTTACGAGGAGCTTCAACATGAAACGAATGTTTGAGTTCTGTTGTGAAGATTTTCACGTATCTGAGGCTTATGTTGATGACAGCATCCGAACAAAGGCTTGTCCTATATGTTCAAAAGATGCTAAACGCATAATCTCAAAACCTATGTTTAAGTTGGAAGGAATTACAGGTCAATTCCCCACAGCTTATGACGCATGGGAGCGCAAGAGATCCGAGAAATTGGCTATTGAGCGCAAACAAAACGGAACAGAAGACTTTTAGTCCGTTCCATTCTATAAATAATCCTAGAACCGTTTATCGGCAGGAAAGGTAAGTATGGCATTGATTGACGAAGAAATTGAGAAGCCGAGCGAGATCGAGGCTGAAGAGCAAAAGCAGACACAAGAAGTTCAAGCTTCTGAGCCTGAAGTCCCCAAGGTTCCTGAGAAATACTCAGGCAAGAGCCTAGAGGACATTGTGAAGATGCACCAAGAAGCTGAAAAGCTGATTGGAAGGCAGGCACAAGAGGTGGGTGAGATGCGTAAGCTCGCAGACCAGCTTATTCAGCAGAACCTCAATAAAGAGCAACCAGTTGCTAAACAAGAAACAGAGATTGACTTCTTTGAAGATCCGAAAACAGCGGTTCAAAAAGCAGTTGAGACTCATCCAGACATTATCGCTGCTCGTGAAGCTGCTCAGCAGTTCAAGAAGATGCAGACTCAGCAAATGCTTCAACAAAAGCATCCTGATTTTGCAGAAGTGGTGGGAGATGGTGAGTTTCAGGAGTGGGTTAAATCCTCTCCGTATCGTTTGAATATGTTTGCTATGGCAGACAGTCAATATGATTTCGGTGCTGCAGATGAATTGTTGAGTACCTTCAAGCAGATTCGAGGTGTAAAAGCCAAAGAGACTGCTGATGCAGGCCAAAAGATGCTTAAACAGAATCTTAAGGCTGCTGGTGTTGACACTGGTGGTACTGGAGAATCCTCAGCAAAAGTCTATCGCCGTGCTGACCTAATCCGGCTAAAAATGACTGATCCTGATCGTTATGAACAGCTTCAGCCAGAAATCATGAAAGCATACGCCGAAGGGCGTGTTCGATAAACAAAACTTAGGAGTTTTATAAAATGGCTAATACTTTTTCCGGCGCAAATGCCGTAACCACCACCAGCGCAGCTAACTTCATTCCTGAAGTATGGAGTGATGAGATTGTTGCTGCGTATAAGAAGAACCTCGTTATGGCTAACTTGGTTAAGAAGATGAACTTCAAGGGCAAGAAAGGTGACACGGTTCACATTCCTAGCCCGGCTCGTGGTTCTGCTTCTGCCAAGACCGCTGCTAACGTGGTGACCTTGATTGCTGAAAGCGATAGCGACATTACTGTGTCGATCAACAACCACTACGAATACTCGCGTTTGATCGAGGACATCGTGGAAGCTCAAGCTCTGTCGAGCCTGCGCGGTTTCTACACGGAAGATGCTGGCTACGCCCTGGCTAAGCAAGTTGACACCAGCCTGATCCAGTTGGGTCGTGGCGCTAACGGCGGTACGGCTGGTAACCAGCACTACTCTGGTGGCTTGATCGGTTCTACCGGCGCTGCTTACACCTACAGCTCGTCTAACGCTGCTGCTATCGCTGACGCTGGTATCCGTAAGGCTATCCAGACGTTGGATGACAGCGATGTTCCTATGGACGGTCGTTCGTTGGTGGTTCCCCCGGTTGCTCGTAACTCTATGTTGGGTATCGCTCGTTTCACCGAGCAAGCCTTCAAAGGTACGGGTTCTACCTTGATGAACGGTGAGTTCGGTGACATCTACGGCGTTAAAGTGTTCGTGTCTACGAACTGTGATAGCACCGATGCTTCGACCCCTGACAAAGTTGCTTTGCTGTTCCAGCGTGACTTCTCTGTTCTGGTTGAGCAGTTGGGCATCCGTTCGCAAACTCAGTACAAGCAGGAATTCCTGGGTACGTTGTTCACCGCTGATACGTTGTATGGCGTGTCTGAGCTGCGTGACAAGTCCTGCGTGCCGCTGATCGTTTTGGCTTAATAACTATAAAGACTTAAGCTTGCACCCCTAAGGCTCCATCTCAAAAGGATGGAGTCCTTTTTAAAGAGCCCTACGGGGCTTTTCAGAAAGGAAACAATATGGCTACATTCAAAATGATTCACAATGATGACCCTAATCGTTACGCTGTAGTGACGCAGGAGGGAGACATTAAGACTTTCCGTGATAACCCGGAATGGGAAGAAGTTGTAGTTGTTGAAGTTAAAGAAGAGCCAAAAAAGAAATCCAAAGCTAAGGACGAGTAATCATGGCAGATACACCGGCTTTAACAGGGATTAACAAGCAAATTTCTGAGATGCTTGGGGCTATTTCACGTGGGAATTATAAAGTAGAAACAGATCCTGAAACAAACCAAACATATATCAATAGCACAGAAAGTAATGTTGGTGGAGTGTTTGGTGATTGGAGTGGTCATGGTGATTATAAAATAAGATTTTCTGATCCTGGAAATGGGTGGTATTATCTTCCTGTAGGATATAATGTTGATAAAGGCACAATAGCCATTACTCCGAATACACAGAATGTTACTTTTGATAGGAGTACTTATCACGATACTAGTTTTATTGATAGTATAGCTCCTTTAGTTCTAAACTACCTTGCACCCGGTGTTGGTACTATGTTTGGAGCTGCTACTTCTTTAGTAAACGGTGTTCCTATCGCTGATGTACTCAAATCAGCAGCTATTAACCAGACTATTGGATCAGTAATTGGAGGAGGTACTGAGACTCCTTCGCTTAATGAAGCAACTGCAGGTTTTCAAGACGTATATGGCGGTAATCTTCCTATTGAAGACGTAGCATCTGCTTTTGATACTGTTGGTCCTTTGGCTGATACAACTACTGGTATGGATACTGCTTTTGTGCAGGACATGAGCCAGGGCATTGAGCAACCTACTGAAGCACCTAATCTTGAAGGCGGAGATCTTGGAATGACTGAAGCTGAGGCTCAGAATCAGTTTTATCAAGATATTGGACTAAATCCTGAGACTGTAACGGATACCGCCGCTGTTCCTACCAGCGGAGATACTCCTGAAATTCCGATTACAGCTCCTTCTGCTCCTTCATCTGGCTTATCTAATATCTCTCCTAGTCAAATTGCTTCCTTGTTGAAAGGAGTTGGATTGCTTGGAGGGCTTACTGCTGCAGGTAAGCTTGCAGGTGGGATACTTCCTTCTGCTAGTCCAAGCACTCCGACTATTCAGGCTCCTACGCCCATTAGCGGTACTTTGAGTGCTATGAATCCTTATGATGCTAATTACTTCCAGCAAGTACAGCAGAACTACAACCGATTGTTCCCGTCTACGCCTGCTAACGTAGCTACTCCGTTGCAGAACTGGTATCAAACTAAGTTCACACCTGATACGAACATCTCTAACAAATTGTTTGGAGTCTAAATGGCGATTTACCGTGGTCCTGGCGGTTCAGGAGACGCTACTGATGATGCAGCTAACGCAGCAGCTTTGATTATTTCAAAGGTTGCTGATGCAACCGCTGCTGCAGCTGCTGCTCAGGTTAGCGCTGTTGAAGCTGCAGACTCTGCTGCCTCTGCTCAAGCCTCTGCTGATAGCGTTGGTGACGATGCTGCTGCGGCTGCTGCCAGTGCTGCGGCTGCTGCCTCTAGCGAGCTGAACGCTGCTGATAGTGAAACTGCTGCAGCTGCAAGTGCTTCTAGTGCCTCCACTAGCGCAAGCACTGCAACCACTCAGGCTTCTGCAGCATCTACTAGCGCCACTAATGCAGCTTCTAGCGCCTCTAGTGCGTCTACATCAGCTTCTAGCGCTTCTACGAGTTCTTCTAATGCTGCTGCAAGTGCTTCCTCAGCTAGTTCCAGTGCATCAAGTGCTTCAACCAGTGCAAGCAATGCAGCTACGTCTGAGACTAATGCAGCCGCTAGTGCAGCTTTAGCTGCCGGTTTCTTTCCTTCTGCAACCGGGAATACTGGTAAGTATCTTCGTACTAATGGAACTACAAATTATTGGGACACAGTTGATGCTCTTCCCACACAGACAGGTAATTCAGGTAAGTTTCTAACTACTAACGGTACAGCAGCTTCTTGGGCTACTATTGCAGCTGCTACACCGACGGATGATGGTCTTCTTTACGGTTTAACTGATGCAGGAACTTATTATCCTCCTGCCACAGTTACTGGTGCTTGGTTTGCTACACCTACTTCAACTAGTATTTATACAGCCACTGATGGGGATTACAATGGTCAATCAGCTCCTCAGAATATTATTGATAACACTGTTAATGGAACTATCTCTGTTGGTAAAAACCTTACATTAGTGCTTACAGAGATTGCTACTAGTACGCTTGTACAAGTAAATGCAGGAGCTATTACCGCTGTTAGTTATGTTAATACGGGTGGATTAACTAACCATAGTGTTTCTATTACGTTTACAAACACAATTAACTGGTCTTTGTATCAGCGTACAAGTATCTTTTTGTATGATCGTTTAATTGTTGATTCTCTTATCCTGAGTGGGAATAAAGCAGAAAATACATTGTTAGGATATTCTGCCGGTAATGGAATTACTGTTGGTGGTGAAAACGTAGTAGTTGGAGCTAATGCAGCCAGTACCTTGACAGAAGGCCATAATAACGTTATTATTGGTAATGCTGCTGAGCCTACCACAGCAACAACTAATAATGAAGTCACTCTTGGTAATTCATCGCATACCAAGACTCGATTATTTGGTGCTCTGGCTGTTGGAGGATCTTCTACAGGAACTTCCGGTCAAATTCTTACCTCTAATGGATCTGGATCAGCCCCTTCTTGGTCTACTCCTTCTAGCGGTACTGTATCTTCAGTTGCTCTAACTGTTCCTACTGGCCTGAGTGTCTCTGGTAGCCCTATTACTTCATCAGGAACGTTGGCAGTTACTTTTGCTTCTGGATATTCAATTCCTACGGATACAAAGCAGACTAATTGGGATACTGCTTATACGGATCGAATGAAGTGGGACGGAGGAGCAACCGGTTTAACAGCTTCTACAGGACGTACAAGTCTTGGTCTTGTCATCGGTACGGATATTCCATCAGTTACTGGTTCAGGAGCTTCTGGTACTTGGGGAATATCTATCAGCGGTAATGCCGCTACTGTAAGCAATGGACTGTATTCGACTGGATCTTATTCTGACCCAACGTGGTTAACTACTTTGGCAGGTTCTAAGATCACTGGCACTATCAATGGCGGCACATACTAAAGGAAAACTATGACTTCTACTATCGTAACTAAGAACTCCAGCACTGCTTCTGCAGTTCCTGTCTCTGGAGATTTGACTCAAGGCGAGTTGGCGGTAAACGTCACAGATAAGCGTCTTTTCACTAAAAACTCTGGCGGTACTGTTGTTGAGTTGGGTATTAATCCTTCTTCTCTGACGATGACTGGCGGCACAGCCAACGGAGTAGCGTATCTCAACGGTTCCAAGGTTGTTACCACGGGTAGTGCGCTGACGTTTGATGGTACTAACCTCGGTCTAGGGGTGACGCCGAGTGCTTGGAGTACAGGTAAAGCATTTGAGATTGGTCATGCAGGAAATGCAATTTTTGATGTTGCATCTTCTCAACTAACGATTACTCAAAACGCATACTATAACGGCGGTTATAAATACGGAGCATCAACAACTGCATCTAGATACGATCAAGGAGGTGGTAGCCATATTTGGTACAACGCTCCCTCCGGAACAGCAGGTAATCCCATATCATTCACCCAGGCTATGACGCTGGATGCTAGTGGGAATTTGGGTGTTGGTACTACGAGTCCTATTTCTGCTGCTGGATATACATCGCTGTGCGTTAAGAATACAACAAGTGGCGGGATTATTCAGGCCACTGATGGTACTGTTGATGTGCGTATGCAGCATACCTCCACGGCTGGTGGTATTGGGACATATAGTAGCCACGCCTTAACTTTCACAGCTGCTAGTTCAGAACGCGCCCGTATTGACTCCAGTGGTAACTTGTTGGTGGGGTTAACCAGCGCAGCTCCATACCCAACACAAGGTATATCTATTTATGGAAATAATGGAGGGTCTGCCTTAATTGGAATGGGACACGTATCTGGAACTGCTTCTGGAAATGCCTATATGACTTTTGCATATAACGGTTCCGGAATCGGGTCTATTACTCAAAACGGTACAACCGGAGTTCTATACAACATTATTTCAGACTATCGTTTGAAAGATGTTATTGGGGATGTTTCTGGCTCAGGGTCGCGTATTGATGCTATTAAGCCTATTGAATACTCAATGAAGGCTGATGGTTCCGTCCATCGTGGTTTCTTGGCTCATCAGTTCAAAGAAGTGTATCCAAACAGCGTTGCTGGCGATAAAGA